TACCTCCTTCATGTACTTTGGTCATTACATTCATCACTCACGTGGGAAGAATTAGCAAGCGGATTCTGTTGTATACACCGAATACCTAAAATGTGCAATTCCTGTAAGGACGTAGAACACACAGGGAAGTGCGACGCCGTTCCCCCACATCTTGTACTCTGCCGCATCCGAGTGCGGATTCCTGAGCCATCTGCGAATCTGGGCATCGGTCTTGGGCTTCTTGCCGCCCGTGATCTTTCGGTGCGTCTCAAAGACCGCGCGCCAGAACACCATCTCTTCCTCCGTGGGATTGTCGGTTTCCAGTCCCGCGCACCATCCATCGGGAAAGCCCTGCAAGCATCCGCACTCGGTCGGTGTCAGCCGACGTACGGCATAGACGGGCTGATTGACGACCATCGGGTCTTTATAATCCCGTGCCATCAGCGTCGGGCATTTCTCCTTTGCAAAATGAGAGTGACAGCCCGTCGTCATGGCATAGACCGCATGACGGTCGGCAGTGTTGAGCGTAAAACTCACATCCTCTGCGATACCGCTTCCCTGCGGGCCGTTCTTTTCGGAGCGTCCGATCATCGAGCCTTGGAGCGAAACGACTGCAACACCCCCTTGACAGCACGAGGGATTTCCACCATTCTTATCTACTGTCCGCGCCGTCTCCGTCTCATAGATGCCTGAGTGTGGATTGTCCGATTTCATGGCATTGGACTGGAACGAGGAGATGCCGTATGCCTGTACGTCCTTCAATACAATTGGCTGATTGTTGCCGCCCGTGCCGTAATGGCGAAGTACGGTCGGACAGATTTCCAGAGGGCCGTTGTACCGCGCATCCGAGCCATGTGACTCGAATACGGCAGGGACGGTTTCTGCTCGTAGTGTTGGAGATTTCTCCTCCGCATAGCCGATGCTGCGACTCTGTGCGGAATGCTCGGTACAAAAACCTGCGCTTATCCTCTCGCTTGCCGTTCCAGTGCCATCCGCAAACTCTCTGGCAGTGCCTTGCCACGCAGCGAAGCACGGCGCAAGATCCCCGCGCACGCTTTCGGTGTCAAATAGTATTTCTCCGGCACTTGATCCTGCAAAATCTGCGACAAGGTAGATTCTGCGCCGACGCTGTGGAACTCCCCAGCCCTGTGCGTCCATGAGGCGGT